TCTCGTTAGCTTCGGCGTAAGCCTTTAGGCGGTCAGAAACGGCTTGCGTTTCGTTGCCAAATATATTCATCGACTTAGCGATTTGGTCGATTCTTGCGTTCGCTGTAGCTACGCCTTCGGCTGCCAAGATTGAGTCTTTGGCAAAGTTAGTAATTGCGGCTACTGAGAAGGTCGCGGCAATAGCACCGCCGAGCTTGCCTAGTGTCTTGCCGAGTCCGCCGAACGCTCCGCTGGCTTCTTTGATTCCCTTGTCGTCAAACTTGGAAATAATCGGGAGGTTAATTGCCATTTGTTAGCATCCTCTCGAACTCGCGGAACGCCCTGTTTAGAACTCTCTCGGCTATTTCGACTATTGCGGGTCTTTGTAGCCTGAATTGGCTGTAGGCAAAACGACCGCCTTTACCCTTCATAGGTTGAATCTGGTTTAGTTCAAAAACCATACTTCTACCGCTTCTAGTTTCGCCTCGCGATCTTGAACCCGCCAATTCAGCGATGTAGAAACCGCGTTGTCTACCAGCATCCATTCGGATAGAAACTAGATTGGTTGCGTTTCTTTTGCTTCGTCCTGGCGTGAAGGAGACTTTACCTTTAGGCGCTCGATAGCCAGTAGGCCCATTGTGGAAGAAGCCGGAGGGGATATCTGGGTAGGTGTCTGGCATATGTTCAGCGATGCCGTCCGCTATCGGCTGTAACTCGGTAACTAATCGACGTTTTAGGATTTTGTTAGTTTCTGGCTCAATTTCCTTCATTCGCCTAAGAACTAACCTAATTTCGTTAGCATCTACTTCTTCTATGCCTATCACGCGGTAGCTCCTTACGCTTCAATTCTACCGCCGGCGCTGTTTTCTATTTAGGTTCTCTAAATAACGCCCCATAGTCCAGAGCATCCTCGGAGATAGTTCCGTTAGCTCGCGTGGGCTTAGTTTGTATTCGTAGGCTAGGTGAGCAAGTAGCCAATGATAAGAGCTATCGCCTAGCCCAACTATTTTTTTACTTGCTCGGCCTCTACGCCTGAAACTGTTTCTACCCAGGCTTCGAACTCTAAAGCGGTCGCCTTGTTACGTGTCTCAGAGTTCCACGCTAGGAAAAGTAGGTGAGTAAGTTTTACTTCTTTTTCCAAGCGTGCAACGCTGAGGTCATACTTAGCTTCGAAGGCAACTAGATCAGCCGCGGTAGCGCTAATTAGTTTTTTCGTGCCATCGTTGAAGGTTGTTTGTAGGTTGATTTGCATTTAGTTTCCTTATGCTGTTGCGCGGGTCACCGAACCACTAGCCAGCGGCCACGACACACTTAACGTGGCTAGATCCCCGACGCTCGAGGCGTAAGGCTGGTATTCCGTAACCAAGAAAATACCTGTATAGGTAGGGTTGGTTGCGTTTACGGTTCCGCTGGTTGGCTTGATTACTACGGTTGCGTTGGTTCCGAGTAGCGGCCATAGGGTCGCATCTACGGAAGCGGCGGCGAAGTCCTGGTGGAAGTCCAGGGTTAGGGATGCATCCTTTAGTCCACCGACTCTAGAACGGAATGAAGAACCAAAAGCGGTCGTCTCCTGCTCCTCAGAGGTGATGTCAAGGGTAACGGCTGCCAAGCTCGAACTGAAGTCAGCGCCGTTAATTGTTACGTTGTAGTCAGTCGCTACGAACTTGGCCACGGTTTTCTCCTTATTTATTCTGCATAAACGGTCACGGCGAAGTTCGCCGCGAGGTATGTTGCCTCTCCCAATAATACCGCACTAACACCAGTCAGGTCGGTCACGCGTGTATCGAAAACGATACCGCCGAGAGTCTTATCCCCTTCAATAGCTTCTTTTACTGATTGCGTGCCGGAGGTAGAAGTAAAGGCATCTAGTCGGTCTTGCGCTTGGCGCTCAGATACTCGACCGACAATAACCGAAACTACGTAAGTGTAAGTAGTCATTCCGCCTTTGAACGCGCCGTCGTAGGTAACGTTGTTCACCTGGACGATAGCTTGTGGAGGTGCTGGGTTATCAGGAATAACCGAAGCCGTCCTGAGTCCTGTAATAGTTGCCAGTCTTGCGGCTAAGCCGTCGCGAATCTGGCTAACGGTTACGGCAGCCATTAGGCAGCGCTTACCTTCTTGAATGCAGAGATAAGAGCATCTACGTCAGGATCTATACGACCAACTCGGATAGCTCCGATGTCGCCAAATCCTGCTACGCCTAGCGGAGAATCGTAGCGCTTGAATAATCTCATTCCGAGAAGAATCGTTGCTTGTTTTATGTCAATAGGAACGGCACTCCATCCCCAAACTCCGGTAACTTGCACCGTTGCTTCGTTGCTGTTTGTGGTATTGGTTGTCCATACTGGGAATAGGTAATCGCCGATAGCCTTTATGTCGGTGTATGGCGAGTAACTTCCGCCAACAACTCCATTCAGCGGAGCGAGTTCGTAATCGGTCGAAGTCCAAGTGACGTCGAAGTTCTGGTCAGCGGCAGAAGAAGTCTTTAGTGTTGTCAGGCTTACTAGGTCGTCGATTTCAACCGCATAAGGATCCGTAGGTAGATAAACACGAACGGCACTTCCCGCGTTGTAGAAGATACGGTCGCAAGCGCGGTCAATCTGTCGGCTGGCGGCTTCTACGCATATCTCCAATAGAGAATCATCTACGGAATCAGTTATGCGAGCCGCGGCCTTAATCTCATTCAAAGAGCAGTATCCGTTAGTAATGGCCATACCTCTAGTCTACCGCCATCTCCTCTACTAGGGATTTGATAGTGGGTAGGGATGGATAGCCGCCTAAGTTCCATAGTTTTTTATTTACTTCGGGATAGAAGGTATTTAGGGTTCGGTTTATTGGGTCTGCAATCGTAGGTAATACCTCGATGTCTTTTCTGCCTAGCCTTTTGACTATTACCTTTATTAGGTCGTATTTACTTACTTGGTTGGCTGGAATTACGTGCTGAATGAAGTTCTGGTAAGCATCTTTTTTTATTATTCCGCGGACAATCCTGGCAAAGGCATCGGTCGTAATGCCGTTCCAATAGTGGTTTATGTAGCCGTTTATAGTTGCGCCTTCTGGCTGATTCTTTACCCATTCAAATAGCGACTTCTTAGCGGTCAGTTCTGAGCCGATTATTGAGCAGCGCAACCGCATCGCCTTTATCCCCTCGCCCATTATCTTCGTCATTCCGTAGCCATCCCTAGCATCCCGAAGGCTTATTTCGCTGTAGTTGCCGGTGTAACCGCTAAACGTGCAATCGGTGGCTATCTGAATTATGCGAGCTTGCGTATTGTGTGCCAGCCATACAGGAAACTCGGCGTTTATTCTTTTCATTTCATCCGCATCTTTACCCTTTTGAGGTATTGCTCCAATGCAATTCACGATCCAGTCGTGACTTCTTAGGTTGTATTTATCGAGCGAATCAAAGGCTTCGTATTCTTTTCGAGTCGGTGCTATTGGTTCTAAGTCGGCGAGAGTATTAGCTACTCGATGGCCAAGCATCCCTGAAGCGCCTAATACTAGAACCTTCATAGCAAACCAAGACTTCTAGCTAGGTCGTGAACCTGCGCCGTTCCAGCGGTTTTTACGCTTGGGTTTTGTCTCTCTCCGCTCATCGTCAAGCGGTCACGCCCAGAGTCAAATAAAGCGCGTTGCGTGTTGGATCTAAAGGGTTTGGCTAGGGATTTGTGAACCATATGCACCGCCATCGCCCAGTCTGGAAATTGGAAGTTAGGGTCAAATCCGCCAGCCTGTTCGTAAAGTTCTTTGGTCATAGGCTCAGCGCCTACCATCGTAAAGCGGTGTGGCATTATGTTGGCATCCCACTCGCTCCGCCATACGTGTCCAGTTTGGCGGACAATCAAAGAATCTAGGATTAGGTTGTAGCCCTCGGCATCGGCTTGATCTATAGAATCCAGCGCACCAGGTAGAAACTCGTCGTCAGCGTTGCAGAACGCCAGCCAGGTCGAAGTTGCTTGGCGGCAAGCATAATCCCATAGGCGATAATCCTGGACGTGAAGATAGCCAGCCTTAAAGGGAATATCTGTATCTAATAAGTCTTTTAGGTGTCGGTTTTCGTAGTCAGTTATTAGCACGATTTCATCCGGCACTCGATTTAGTCGGTGAACCGCATCTAGCCATCGAGGTAAGAACTTGCCATAGCCAGTTCCCCAGATAGCCAGCGGGAGGCTAATCGTTGTTCTCAAATTGAGCCTTCCAGAATGGCAGCCAATACTTGTTCCAGACTGTTTCTACGTCGAACTGTTTAGCGAACTCAACTGAAGATTCCGAGATTCCGCGAGGTGCATCCTGAGCTTCTTTTAGGGCTTCGTAGATTGACTGGACGAATGGGATTGAGAAGAATGATTGCTGGGCCTCATCCCAGAATGGTTGTCCTCCGACTAGCCAAGAGTCCGCTCCCGCTAGATCTTGGGTTGCCGCAAACCCACTCGTAATAACACGCGTTCCGCAAGCCTGAGCCTCGATTACAGGCACTCCAAAGCCTTCACCATAGGAACACCCTAGAAGCACGTCTGAGGCCGTGTAAACGCCAGCTAGGAACTCCTGAGGGTATCCTACGCGGAGTGTATCCGAGTCGGCTATTAGAACGCAAGATTGGTCTAGTCCAACTGCCCTAAGTAGCTTGGCGATATCGAAACCACCGAATACCTTATTCGGCTCCATATGTAGATAAAGGTATGCGTTCTTATTTTCTTTTCGGAGCATCGAGAAGGCTAGTAATTGTTCCGCCAGCGCTTTCCGGTGGATTTGACCATTGGCCTTGTTAGCTTGAACCATCGACACCAAAAACGCATCTTCGGGAACTTCCAGATACTCGCGGATAGTCATACCCTTATAGGTTTCGGTTGGCTTGAAAATCTTTGTATCAACCGAATGAGGTATGTAGGTCGAGTCAATACCTGCCGCTTCGAGTTGTCTTTGACCGTGCGGACTCATAGTTATAGGCGTTACGTTCGTGCGGAGAAGAAACTTGGCGACCAGCGGCGGGAGAGTTGTGTGATCTAGTGGCACGTAGCTAACTATGTTGCCGTCGTATTGAAGGTTGTTGTATACCCAAACGTCGTAAAGCGTGAAAAGAATG